CAGTAGCAGCATCGACAGCAGGATCAGGAGCATCAGTAGCAGTAAGAGCAGCAGCAGCATCGGCATTAGCAGCAGCACCAGTAGCAGCAGCAGCAGCAGCAGCAGCAGCAGCAGCATCAGCGGAAGCAACAGCAGCAGCAGCAGCAGCAGCAGCAGCGGCAGCATCTTCATTCGTAGTATTTTTATTTAAAGAAAAATTAGCTATAGATTTTTCAATTTTTATTTTTGTTTTCCAAGTAAAAAGTTTAGTAAGTTTAGTGTTTATTACTAAAAAACAATGATTTAGTATTTTTATATATTCGGACCGCCCTCCAAGAGATTCTATAAAATTTTTTAAACTGAAATCTTTTTGTTTTAACTGTCTATTTTTTAAATGTGGTCTGATTTTGTTGTTGGGGAATATTTGGCTTCTATTATTTGGTTCCGTATCATTATTTTTATCATCGGTAAATATATCTAAAAATTTTTTTTTTAGAGAAACAACCTCATTATGATTTGATGTGTTATTTACTTGCCTTATAATGCCTACAATTTTTCTAAAGAAATCGTTTGTTTCCAGTATTTCTTCCTGCGGCGAATTTGTAAGTTCTACAAAGTATTTGTATGTTACTCGGGGTGAATTCGACCCCCCAATATGTTTTACGGTTTTACTTTGTGAAGAAGTAATTTTGATTTTACTACGTTTCTTTGTTTTACAATGTTTACTTGGGTATTTCTTCATTATATTTAAAATGAAATTAATATTTGTGTTTTAGACATGTCATATTAAAATTTATATCAACTTGTCCGTAATTTGATATAAAAATGTATTATAATTGTAATAATATGTCTTCAAAAGACTTAGATTTAAATTTAATAAATAGTGTTTTTTTATTAATTGTTGGTATTTCAGGAAATTTTGTGGCAGAAACACTTGGATGTAAAACACAAAAATTGTTAACAGAAAATATGCTTAGTAAACACTTTGTTGTTTTTTGTTTAATTTATTTTGCATTAAATTTTACAACTGATGAAATTAAAAATCCTTTTGACACTTTAAAATTTTCCTTTCTAATTTGGATATTTTTTGTGCTATTTACAAGAATGACTATTGAATTTACAATCATAGTATTTGTATTGGCGGCGATTCTTTATTATTTAATAACTCTTGTTGATTATTACAAAATAGACAAATTAAAGGATAGAACCAAGGATATTGAAAGATTGAAAGGATATATACATGTATTAAAATATATGATAATAATTTTCATACTCATAGGTTTTGTACTTTATTTTATGAAACAATACAATGAAAAAACTGAGGATTGGTCTATTAATAAGTTTATTTTTGGAGTAAATGTATGTGATTCTTTAAAACAAAATTAAAGACTAATAAACAAATGACGTTAGAAGATTAACTTAATGGTATTATCTATTGAGGATGCCATAATAAATTTAGAGAAAAATATTAAAGTAAATGACAAAGAATACGAGTGTTTAGTAAATTATATATGTAATTTAGCATGTAATTTATGTACATCGTGCATAATTGATTTAGATGAATGGAAGAAATACATTGGTCCTTATTTTGAATTATTTGTTCATTTTAAAGATGATAAAATAATTGAAAATTTTTCACGACAATGTATTTCTTCTATTAATAAAAAAGAAGAGTACATAGACATTCCCGAAGGTACTGGTGAGATATTATGTAATGTTGAATTTAAACTTGCATATGGTGGTAAGATATTACTCAATACGACTAGATTCCATGTTAGAAGGGGGCGTGTATATGGTCTTTTAGGTCCAAATGGATGTGGGAAATCTACTTTGATGAAGGCGATTGAATCGGGACAATTGGAAGGGTTTCCGGGTGCAGATGAGCTTATGAGATTGAGACGGGCATTTGTAAATCATGATATAAATGGTTCAGAGGTTGATACTCCAACGATTGATTTTTGTCTTCAAGAGCCAGTATTGGCTAAATTAGGTAGAGAAAAAATAGAATTAAAACTCTTAGAGATGGGTTTTACGGAAGAACTTATAAAAAAACCGATTAAATTTTTGAGTGGTGGATGGAAAATGATGCTCTCCTTAACACGCACAATGTTATTAGGTGTTGATTTATTACTTCTTGATGAGCCTACAACACATTTAGACGTTGATAAGATAGAATGGTTAGTGAATTTTTTGACAGGCCCAGAATGCGAGAATGTTACAGCTATTGTTGTATCTCACGATGGTCCTTTTTTGAATAAAGTACTCACAGATGTGATTCATTATGAAAATATGAGATTGAAGAGATATACTGGTAATTTAAGAGAGTTTGTAGAGCAACATCCACCAGCGAATGTATATTTTTCTATACAAAATAGTGAATTAGAATTTACATTTCCAAAACCAGGTCCTTTAGAAGGAGTAAAATCAAAAACAAAGTCAATACTTTCAATAAAGAATGGGTCATTTTCATATAATGGTAGTAAACCTATATTTGAGAATGTAAATGTGCAATGTTCACAGGCTTCTAGGGTAGCATGTATTGGTCCAAATGGGGCAGGAAAAAGTACACTTATAAAATTATTAGTTGGTGAACTTTTACCGTTAGAAGGCACTGAATTTTATAAACATGAGAATTGTAGGATAGGATATATGGCTCAACATGTGTTTCGTTTTTTACAGGAACATAAAGAGAAATCACCGGTAGAATATGTTCAATGGAGGTATAGTGGTGGTGTAGATAAAGAGGCATTAATAATTGAAGATGAACAAATGACTCAAGAGGAGAAAGATTTTATGCAAAGAAAGTTGTTAATATATTTGAAAGAAGAGATAGGGAAAGATGAAAGAGACGCTGCAGGTAATATATGTAAGTCAAGAACACTTGTGTTTGATAGATTGGATGAATATGATCCTAAGATTCAAGATCAACCGAAACCAAGAGTAATAAGAGAGATAGTAGGGAGACGCACAAAACATAATGAATATGAATACGAAGTGTCCTGGAGAAATATGGAAGATAGTGATAATTTATTTTTACCCAGACGTGTTTTATTGAAATATGGTTTTCATAAAATGGTGAAACGCATGGATGATCAAATTGCTGCTTTAAGTGGTAATATTAAACCGTTAACAACCGGTGAGATAAGAAAACATTTCTTAGGGTTTGATTTAGCAGAAGAGTTTAGTGTATACGGAAAATTAGGTAATTTATCTGGAGGTCAGTCTATTAAAGTTGTAATTGGAGCGGCAATGTGGTTTTCTCCCCATATTATGTTATTTGACGAGCCTGCAAATTATCTAGATGTTGACTCATTAGGGGCATTGAATAAAGCGTTACAGACATTTGAGGGTGGGTGTATTATAATTAGTCATAATGCGGATATATATAAAGATTTAGCACCAGAAGTGTGGAAAGTAGAAGGGAATGGAAAAGTAGTAGTTACAGGGGCAGATTGGGTTGATGCTGTTAGAAAAAAGGAATTAAGTGATGCGAAAAAAAAGAAATTTGCGATAGGTGGTGGTCAAGAAGATGATAAATTTGATGCATTAGGTAATAAGATAGTTGTTGAAAAAGTAGCGGAAGAATTAGACAGGGGTGCTATAAAACAGCTTCAAAAAACATTGAAGATATTAAAGAAAGCATTGGCAGGAGGGGATACTAGTGTAGAAGATGAGATATTTGAGATAGAAGATAAGATAGAGAAATATCAAATTCAGAGAAATAAAGAAAAAACTGCAAAATTAAAAGCAAAGGACGAGATAAAGAAGAAAAAATAGGAGGGTTACGGTTCTGAAGAGGAATACGGATAGTCATATGTTTTATCTTTCAAATGTGTGGGAAAAACAGGTGCATTTGCATTTAACATGTCGTATTTCATTTGAACTCTAGTAATAAAAACATCAGATTGCATTCTATAGCGTCTTTCTTTTATTAGTTCTATTTGCATTTCTGAATGTAATTCTCCATATCGTGTTGATTGAGTAAAATGTCTTTCTCTTCGTAATGCAAAACTAAAAAAAGAATCTACACCTGTAAATACGGCAACAAGTACAAATGCTCCCATGTTAATGTATTGTATAAATTTCCATTTTGAATAAACATTTGTAACTGGTGCCATAATAGAAGGTATTAATATACAGGGAAGTCCCCAAATTTTTCTCATTTTTTTATAATAAAATCCTGATTCATCATGTCTAGATTGTAAATTAAAAATTTGTTTCATCCAATCTTTCATAAGATGTTCTCCTTCTGTAGACCATGGTTCCTCACTCCTTGTTCTATCTCTTGTTATTATATTTTCAGAGAAGTTATTTTCTAGATGTATTGATTCAGGAGTACGAATATCATTGTTACGATTGTTATTCATATACTAAATTGCCGATTTAAAATATATTTATATTGTTAAAAATAATGAGTATTGAAATTTTAAGAAGAGATATTATTAGTAAAAAAGATACAGATAGATATGGTTATGAGAAAGGGGTCAAAAATGTTTTAATTGAAAGAGGAGAAGAGAATAAAATTGCAAATAAATTTAATAAAAATACAAAAAGAGTATTGAGACATAAAGAGAATGTTAAAAACCATGTGTACAGAGATTTATTAAATATCAAAAAAGATGAAGATTATTTGCAGTTAGGAACAAAATTTATAAATGATACACAACAATTATATAGGTATGAACAAAACCGTATGATGCTTCTAATATCATGTAATATTTTAGCTTTTGGAGGTATGTTGAAAATGCTTTATTCTTCTTAAAAGTTTTAATTTATTATTTTAAAAGTACCAATGAACGATAATTCAATTTCGGAAAGAATAAAATTATTAACAGATGAATTATTACGAGTTGATAATTATGAATTAGAAACACAATTTGATGACAATCAGAGAAAATTAAAAGCAGTTAGGGGGAAAAACCAATCTTTATGGGATTATTTTAATACAAATGCTATCTATTTTGGTAAACATGTTAGTGATGGTCCTGTTTCTTTTTCAAACATTTATGCTTATGAGTTGGAAGATATGACATTGGTTGATGAAACTGTAACGGATTCATATGGTAATTTTTCATTAGACTTAAAGCGAAATACTATTATATTAATTGTTGCTAAAAGTGAAAATAATAGCAGTTTTCACACATCAACAAATAAGGAATATTATGGTACACATTATTCAATAATTAATACTAGTGTTTACACAGATATATTAATAACTTCTTTAACAACAATAGCTACTTTGTATATAATCAATGAGATAAATGGTATAGGTTATAAAAATATTGATAAAATATACGATAATATTTATGAATCTTCATTAACAAAATTTGCAACTTTTTTAGAGATTGATATAGATCCATTTGATTATAATTTATATGATGTTGCAGTAGATAATTTTTATTTATTTCAATTTCAGATAACATATTTAGACAAAGCCTATTTTAGAAGAAATTTGATACCGTATACAAGGTTTAGAGTATTTATTGATTTGATAAGTTATTATGTATTTCCAAGAATAGTAGAAGAATCGTATATTAAAAATAATGCATTAGATGAAGCAATATTTTACTCAAACATTTTAAATAATATTGATAATAATTTTTTTAGTGATGTTGACAGTTTTGATAACGGTATGAATATTAGTACATTTGTGACAGACGTATTAGATGAATATGCGAATGACAATCAGTATATGTCAAATGATATCATAACTAGACTTATAAGAATAGGTGAATTGTATGATAGAATGACAATAGTTATTAATGAAAATTTAGATACAATATTTGAATCCTATACTTTAGAAGAATTTGATTTTTTTTGCAGAATATGTGCATATATAGATGGTGTAGCAGAAGACTATATTGTTTCTGATACAAAAGATGAAAGTGTAATTACTAATTTTAACTTTGATACTTTGGAATATGTAATTAAGACCTATAATTTCCCTTATTTCGAACCCGAACCCGAGCCTGAGCCCGAACCTGAGCCAGAACCCGAACCGCAACCCGAACCAGAACCAGAACCCGAACCACAACCCGAACCTGAACCAGAACCCGAACCCGAACCTGAGCCGGAGCCACAACCTGAAC